AAAAATACAGGATTGATTAAAGAGTTAGAAGACAAGAATCAAGAGATAGAAAAACTAAAAGAGTATGTTTTGAAACTTGAAGAAATCGTACCTAACTCAAAACTGAAAAAAATTAATCCTGAAAAAGTAACTGTAAAAGAACCTGAGCCAGTTGTAGAACCTGCACCGACCGATATTTTTAAAGTATTAACGGATGGTAGTGCGTTCTAATGTCAAACACAACGATTCAGCTTAGACACTCAACAGAAACAGGCAATGTACCTGTTTCGTTGGCCAATGGTGAAATTGCCGTCAATTCACAAGATGGTAAATTATTCTATGCTGATCCTACCGGTACCGTTCAAGAATTCTCACTCTATCCAGGGCCATCTGGTCTTGATACAGAAATTCAATTCAACGATTCTGGTGTTCTTGGTTCATCTGCAAACCTTTCGTTTAATAAAACCACTAATGTATTAAGCACAAAAAATATTATTGTATCTGGTAATAGTTATTTTGGTAATGCTAATTTACACGAAGGTATCACACAACTTTCAGTCACAAATGACGGTGCAAGCGCCTATCTTTTTGACCAATACGCTGGTAGTAATCCATCACTTTATGTTGGTGCTGGTCAAACTATATCTTTCAATCTCAATGTATCTGGTCATCCATTTGTAATTCGTGAATCATCTGGTGGTGCAAATACTTCTGATGGGTTAACACACATATCAAACACAGGAGTTGTAACAACTGGAGCTGATGCACAAGGAAAAGTTTCTGGTGTATTGTTCTGGAAAGTTCCGTTTTCTTTAGTTGGTAGCACTTATGTGTATCAATGCACCATTCATGGTGGTATGGTTGGAAATATTGTCATACAACAACCTGCCTCATTTGTCGCAGCCAATACAACACTCGCTTTCAATACTGCCAATGCAGCCTTTGATAATTCTAACACTAAATTTAATTCATCTGGTGGAACAATTAGTGGTAATGTTTTTATTACTGGCGGTCTTTTTCCGTCAGTTGATAATACAGGAGTAGTAGGTAACTCAGCGTTTACTTGGAACGATGGTCAATTTACCGATCTCACCGTTAATAATATTCTTAATGTTCGTGCCGCCATAGACCTAGCTGATGGAGACAAACTAAGATTTGGTACCAATGATGATTGGCAAATATATCACGATGGTACAGCCAACAGGATGGACTTGTTTACCCGTGATCTAACAATCCGTGATGACAACACTACTAGATTTACCTTTGGTCGTACCACAGGCAATTTTACTGCTAATGGTGATGTTACTGCAACAAATTTTCTTGTTGGTAGTTTGAATGTTAATGAACACGTTGAACAAGCTTATACTCATGCAAATGCAGCCTTTGATGCTGCAAATACAAGTGTAGGTGGTAATTCTTTTGGTGTCATATTCACATCAAATAATTCTATATTTGCAAATGCTGTAATATCAAACGATCAAGTAACATTTACAGGTGTCAATGGTGTCTCAGTAGAGGCCAATGCAACAACAAAGGTTATTACATTTGCAGGCACACCAGGCGCACAAGGTCTTACAGTTGACTATGGATTTGTCACAGAATCTATAGTTTATTCTCTCGATTACGGTACACTATAAATAACAATCATGGCAACTCAAGTTCAATTACGCAGAGGTAATACAACACAGACAAACGCATTTACTGGTGCGGTTGCTGAAATTACCGTTGATACAGATAAAAATACCATAATTGTTCATGATGGTTCAACCGCTGGTGGTATACCTCTTGCAAAAGAATCAACATTAAATGATGCTTTTGTTCGGGCTAATAACTCTCTTAATGCAAATACTGGTGGTGAGGTAACTGCAAATGTAACAATCTCTGCAAATTTAACAGCATCAAATGTAGCAACACAAACATATATTCAATTTGGCGACGGAACGAAACAATTTACCGCAAGCACGGATACTGATCAATATTCCAGAAATACTGCCAATGCGGCTTTCATACATGCAAATTCTTCTTTTGATTTTGCAAATACTATTTCTGGTGGTTCTGCAATTGACAATGTAGCAAGAGCTTTAGCTAATTCAGCAATTTCTACCAATATAACACAAAATAATTCTATTGCGGCTGCATTTACGGCTGCTAACTCAGCTGGTGTTTATGCTAATAGTGCTTTTGATGCTGCGAATACTACAACCGACACCGCAATATCAGCTGGTGTTTATGCTAATGGTGCTTTTGATGCTGCGAATACTGCAACCGCCACCGCAATAGCTTCTGAAGGTAATGCTCTTGCGTTTGCAATTGCTCTAGGATAACAAATGGCAAAACCTACTACAAGAATACAATTCAAAGATTACTGCAAAAGGCGTCTTGGATTTCCAGTCATTGATATTAATGTCGATGATGATCAGATAGAAGATCGCATTGATGATGCTTTACAATTTTTTGAAGATTATCATTTTGATGGTACAGAAAAAATATTCATGAAGCATCAAATCACCACCGAAGATATTAATCGCCGATGGATTTATGCACCAGAAGCCGTTATCTTTGTCACAGGTGTATTTCCATTTGATGATTCGAACTCATCAATTAATATGTTTGACCTCAGATATCAGTTACGTCTACACGATCTCTATGACTTCACATCGGTATCTTATGTGTCATATGAGATTACAATGCAGCACATTCGCACATTAAATCTTCTTTTCTCAGGCACACCGCAGTTTCGTTTTAATCGTCATCAAAACAAACTCTTTCTTGACATTGATTGGTCTAGAGATTTACAAGTTGGTGAATATGTCATCGTTGAGTGTTATCGCAAATTGAGTCCAGTCACAATCAATCTGACAGGCACGGTCACCGCAGACACATCAGCCAATACGGTAACAGGTTATGGCACAAAGTTTGATCAAGAACTATTAGAAAATGACTTCATTACAATCAACGGTGAAGACAAACAGGTCTATCGCATTACCTCACCAACGACATTAGAACTTCAAAGTCCAATCTCAGCCAATGTTGATAATGTCTCTGTGACCTCTGCTGGTTACTCTGATGTATGGGATGATCGATTCCTTAAACGATACGCAACAGCTCTGATTAAATATCAATGGGGTAGTAATCTCAGTAAATTTGCTGGCATACAAATGCCTGGTGGTGTCACACTTGATGGCCCACGAATCATGGAAGAAGCACGAACTGAGCTCGATAAGATTGAAGAAGAAATGTATACCATGAGTAGTTTACCATCAGAGATATTTACTGGATAAAATGAATGCCTACAAACGTATATTTCAATCCGTTTCCACAAGGGCAGATCACATCTGAGCAACTACTCGTAGAAGACCTCGTAATTGAGGCCATGAAAATCTACGGCATGGATGTTTTTTATTTACCAAGAAGTAGTCGTGATCAAGTTGATTATCTTTTTGGTGAAGACACACTCAAACAGTATGTCTCTGCTTATCCAATTGAAATGTACCTTGAGAATGTTACAGGCATGGATGGTGAAGGTGATTTCATATCTAAGTTTGGTCTAGAGATTCGTGATGAAGTTTCTCTCTTAGTTTCTCGCCGAAGATTTGCGGCCACCGTGGCACAGAATCGTCCGAATGAAGGCGATCTGATTTATATACCTCTTGTTGAGAATTTCTTTGAGATTACTTTTGTAGAACACGAAAATGATCAGGCCATGTTCTATACACTTGGTCGTGGTCGTGGTGCCAATGTCTATGTCTATGCATTGAAACTTAAACAGTTCGTATTCTCAAATGAAGTTGTTGAAACTGGTGTTGCAGAAATTGACAATCAAATTCGTGATCATTATCCAAGAACAAGAGTTACACTTACTTCTGGCTCTGGTACATTTGTAAGAGATGAGATTGTTTATGTTGGTGCCTCATTAGCAACTGCGACAGCACAAGCGCTTGTTCACAGTTTCACACCAAATACACACATTGATATCTATCGTGTTCGTGGTGAATTTACAACAGGTAATATCACAGGTAATACTTCAGGTGCTCTCTGGTCAATCAATACTGTATCGGATACTACAACAATGGATGATGCCTTTGAAGATATCGTAGACAACAATCGAATCGAAGGTGAATCTGATTCAATCATTGATTTCACCGAAGTCAACCCGTTTGGTGAACCCTGATGCTAGGTAATAAACATTTTTATAATCGTACAATACGAAAAGTCGTGGTGGCTTTTGGTACTTTGTTTAATGATATTCAACTTAGACGATATAATAAAGCCGGTACTGTAGCGTATGAAACTTTTAAAGTACCACTCTCGTACGGATCAAAAGAAAAATATATCACACGAATTACATCTGATCCAAGTTTAACAAAATCGGTCAATACAGTTTTACCTCGTATTTCATTTGAGATGACAGGCATGACTTACGATGCATCACGAAAGATGCCATCATTAGTTCGAAATTTTACTGCGAATACAGCAACATCAGTCAACGCACAATATGTACCAATACCTTATGACTTTGAGTTTTCATTGTCAATCTATGTGCGAAACACCGAAGATGGTACACAAATACTTGAACAAATTCTACCATTCTTTACACCAGATTTTACGGTTACTGTAGATTTTATACCTTCAATGAATCAAAAGTATGATTTTCCCATCATACTCAATTCTGTCAATACCACTACCGATTACGAAGGCGATATGATGAGCACTCGTTTGATTATGTGGGATTTGACATTTACAGCAAAAGGTTATATTTGGCCACCAGTTAAACCAGATGGCCCAAGTGATGCGGATGATTATCCAATTATTCGCCGAGCTAATACAAACATCTTTCTAGAAACACAACGCCGAGATGGCCAAAAAGTTACCGTTGATTATGCAAACGGTAATGGAGTATTTCTCTCAGGTGAAACAATTCGAAACATCGATAAAGATATTACCGGTTCAGTTCTCTATTTTAGTAATACAAGTTCTGGTGTTTTAGTCGTTGATGGTCTGAATCGTCTACTTGAAGCCAATGATATTGTAACGGGAGATATTTCAAACGCTACATATACAGTAACATCAACAGAAACAGAAGCCTATAAAGCAACAGCAATTGTTACTGAACCAGATCCAATTGATGCAGAAGTAGATGATGAATTTGGTTTTTCTGAAACAATTACACGATATCCTGACACATTACTATGAACAAACTGAATGAAAAACTATCCGAAGTTCTCGACATTGAACCTTATGTAAAAGAATCAAACACAGAGGTTGTGCCTGTTGATTCAATTGAAGATGATGCCGAATATGCTAGACAGAATCTACGAAAGCTTATAGATAAAGGTAGCATTGCGGCTGATCACATTGTAGAAATTGCCAAACAATCTGAACACCCAAGAGCCTTTGAAGTCGCTGCAAACATGATGAAGAATCTTGCTGACATGAACAAAGACCTATTAGAAATTCAGAAACGTAAGAAAGATTTAACTGGTGTTGCTGAATCAAAAAGTAACATCAATGTAGACAAGGCAGTTTTTGTTGGATCGACCACAGAACTTGTTAAATTTCTCAAGAGTAGTAAAGAATAATGTCAGATGGTTATTTTTATGTTTATCAACACAGAAAAAAAGATACTGAAGAAATTTTCTATGTTGGTAAAGGCAAAAATTTTAGATACTTAGAAGAATCTAATAGAAATACATATTGGCACAATGTTGTCAACAAACATGGTTTTTTTTCAGAAGTATTATATGATAAATTAGATGAAGAATTTGCTTTATTTCTTGAACAAGAATTAATTGATAAGTATAAAAAATTAAATATCAAATTGTGTAATTTGACAAATGGTGGTGAAGGGGTATCTGGATTTAAACATACTGAAGAAGTTAAAAAACTAATTTCTGCTCAATCTAAAGGCAGAAAACATAGTCAAAAATCAAAAGAAAAAATAGGTAATTATTGGAAAGGTAAAAAAAGAAAGCCATTTTCAGAAGAACACCGAGAAAAAATATCTGGCCAGAGAAAAAATCAAATAATGAAACCTGTAAGTGAAGAAACTAAAAAACTTATTTCTTTAAAAAATACTGGCAAAAAAAGAACCTCAGAACAAAGACAAAAAATATCTGAAGCCACAAAATTAGCTTTATTGAAATTGAAAGGTTTGTAATGGCATCAGATGGTTATTTAGGAAATCAAAATTTAAAAAAAGTTGACGTAGAACTCTCTTATACTGAAGAACAGGTCAAAGAGATTATACTATGCACCGAAAACCCGGTGTATTTTATTCGTAATTATGTGCAGATTGTTAACGTTGATAAAGGTCTTATACCTTTTGATATGTGGCCATTTCAAGAAAAAATGGTTCAAGATTTCCACGAAAATCGATTCTCTATCTGTAAGATGCCACGTCAGGTGGGTAAAACGACCACCACCGTTGGTTATATGTTGTGGTGTGTTCTCTTTCAAGCCGATTACACGATTGGTATTCTTGCAAACAAAGGTCAGTTAGCTCAAGAAATTCTTTCTCGTTTGCAGAAGGCTTACGAATATCTTCCAATCTGGTTGCAACAAGGCGTCATTGTTTGGAATAAAAGAAACATAGAACTTGAAAATGGTTCTAAAATTTACGCCTATGCAACATCTGCCGCTGGTGTCCGAGGCGGTACATACAATCTAATCTTTCTTGATGAGTTTGCATTTGTGCCACACAACATGGCAACAGAGTTTTTCACATCAACTTATCCTGTGATTTCTTCTGGTCAAACATCAAAGGTCATCATTGTTTCAACACCAAACGGTTTGAATCTATTCTATAAGATGTGGACTGATGCAATTGAAAAACGGTCTACCTACAAACCAGTTGAAGTGCATTGGTCGATGGTACCAGGCCGAGATCAAAAGTGGAAAGAAGAAACAATACGAAACACTTCTGAAGAACAGTTTCGACAGGAGTTTGAAACTGAGTTTATTGGTTCATCGGCTACTCTGGTGTCTGGTGCAAAACTAAGATCACTCGCCTTTCATAATCCTTTATCGTCTGAAGAAGGTCTTGATATCTACGAACAACCAAAACCTGGTCACTTGTATATTTGTACCGTTGACTGTGCCGAAGGTGTTGAACAAGATTATTCGTCTATTAATGTGATTGATGTTTCAGAAGTACCATATCGTCAAGTAGCAAAATATCGAAACAATAAATTACCGTTACTCTTTTTTCCAACTATCATCTATTCGTTGGCAACACGATACAACGAAGCCTTTGTTTTAATTGAGACAAACAACATTGGTCAACAGGTCGTAGACATAATGCACTATGACCTTGAGTATGAAAACATCTATAAGCTAGACCACCACCATATTAAGGGTCAAAGTATTTCTGGTGGTTTTAAAAGATCATCAAACTTTGGTATTCGAACAACAAAAACAGTCAAAAAGATTGGTTGTGCAAACTTAAAGACGCTGATCGAGAACGACAAACTCATTATTAATGATTTTGACACAATCGCTGAACTGAATACGTTTGTTCGAATTAGAGATTCTTATGCAGCCGAAGAAGGTAACCATGATGATTTGGTCATGGGACTTGTTCTTTTTGGCTGGCTGACTGCACAAACACGCTTCAAGGATGAAACAAACATAGATATTAGGCGTGTTCTTTTAGAAGAAAATAGTTTACTTGCAGAAGAAGACCTTGCTCCAGTTGGTATTATTGACGATGGCAGAAAAGAAGAAGTGATTGTGGATAGCGGTGATGTTTGGACTGAAAGAGGTTACTTTACCTCAAATCTGTAAAAAACTAAATAGACAATAAAGCAAATTTGATCCGTATAACATAAGGAGAAATCCATGGCATTTCAGCTCTCACCTGGAGTAAATGTATCAGAAATTGATCTGACTACAATTGTTCCTGCCGTTGCCACATCTGTTGGCGCATTTGCTGGACCTTTTGCTTGGGGACCTACCCGTGAAGTCGTCACTATTTCTGACGAAATTCGTTTGGTTGACCGTTTTGGTAAACCAGACGCAAATAATTATGAACATTGGTTCACCGCTGCAAACTTTCTAGCATATAGTAATAATCTTAGAGTAGTTCGTGCTGCAAACACGACCTCGACTTTGAACGCTACTGCAAACGGTTCTGGCGTTCTAATTGAAAATGAAGACGATTACGAAAACAACCATGAAACTGCAACAAATACCGCATTTGGTCCATTTGCTGCTCGTTGGCCTGGTGCTCTTGGTAACTCGCTTCGTGTTTCAATCTGCCCAAGTGCAAACGCATTTTCGTCAAATGTAACTGCTCAACATGCTCACACCGCTAACGCTCTCAACTATCTTGTTGATTCAACCACAGTTATAAATGTTGATGCCTCTGGTGGTGCTAATATCGCATCTTATGTCTACCCAGGCGACTTCGTTTCTGTCGATGGTGGTGTTTCATTCAAGCGAGTTGCTTCTGTAAATGCAGCTGCAATCGTAGTTGCAACTGCTTTCACATCGAATATTGCTGCTGGTACTGCAATCACTCGTAAATGGCAATATGCAGATAATCTTGGTGTTGCACCAGGTACTTCTGATTTTGTCTCTGGTCGTGGTGGTTCTGATGACGAAATGCATGTCATCGTTCTTGACGAAGATGGCCTGTTCTCTGGTACCGCAAATACAATTCTTGAAAGATTCTCTTTTGTTTCTAAGGCATCTGATGCAAAAGATTCTTTTGGAAATACAAACTATTATAAGAATGTTATCAATCAACGTTCTAACTACATTTGGTGGATGACACACCAACCAGGTGCATTGAACTGGGGTAACACTTCTACTGCAACATTCACATCAATTGCTACACCATTTACCGCATCGTTTACTGCTGGTGCTGATGGTACAATTGGTAACTCTGAACTTACAACTGCATACGACAAATTTGCTGATGCTGATTCTGTTGATGTTTCTTTAGTTGTCTCTGGTCCTGCTGATCAAACTCTTGCAACACACCTTATCAGTAATATTGCAGAAGTTCGTAAAGATTGTTTGGTCTTCTTGTCACCAGAAAAAGCAGATTGTGTTTATAATGCAGGTAACGAATCTTCCGATATCATTGAATATCGTGATTTATTGACCTCTACTTCTTATGCAGTTATGGACAGCAACTGGAAATATCAGTTTGACAAATATAACGACACATACCGTTGGGTACCATTAAATGGTGATGTGGCTGGTCTCTGTGTGAGAACAGACCTTGAAAGAGATCCTTGGTTCTCACCTGGTGGTTTGAATCGTGGCATCATCAAGAATGTTATCAAACTTGCATGGAATCCAACAAAAGCAAATCGTGATGATCTTTATGTAAAAGGCATCAATCCAATTGTTTCTTTCCCTGGTGAAGGTACAGTTCTGTTTGGTGATAAAACATTATTGGCAAAACCTTCGGCCTTTGATCGAATCAATGTTCGCCGTCTATTCATCGTGATTGAAAAGGCCATTGCTCGGGCATCAAGATTCTCGTTGTTTGAATTCAATGATCAATTTACAAGGGCTCAGTTTGTAAATCTTGTTGAACCATATTT